TTAACCCCTCTTTTCGTTGTAAAGTGCGGTCGTTGCTGTTGGTATTAGCTTTTTGTCGTTACTTTTCGCAAACGCTAAAAAATGCGGTATGTAAAAATTAAGCTCGGAAAATTCTCTCGAGTATCGTTTCATAAACTCGTTATAAGCACGCGCCGACACTTGTTTTTTTAACTCGTCCGAGAAATATTTAAACAATTCTTTCGCACGCTTGCTTAGCAACGTATTTCCGAAATATACATCAATGTCTAAATATGTTTCGTTAAATAGTCTTTCTTGTTCTGCTTTTCGTTCTTGTTCGAGTCTGTATTGCTCAGCAATCGCAATCTCTTTGCGATACTGCTCAATCATCTCTGTTGTAACAAGTTTTGTATTTAAATACGCCTTTCCTTTCGTTTCGACTATTTTTTTACATCCGCATTCCGGGCAACAAGATTCCCCGAGCTTGTAAACAAATCCGCATTCATCGCAAATCACTAATCTTTTGTATTTGCGCGGCGTTATTTCTTGTTCCCAGTCAACTGGATCAGACGGCAAGCCGTGTTTTGCTATGCTGTAACCGACAATATCAACAATTCGCGCAACTTTACCTGCGCGCGGTCTTAGCACTCGCCCGCAGATTTGGCGATAAAGTCCGAAACTTCGGATTTTGCGTGCAATAATGAGCAAATCGGCGTCCGGCACGTCAAAGCCCTCTGAAATCATATCGACCGCAATTAGAATATTAATATCTTTCCGCTCAAACGCTTTTAGCGTTCTTTGTATTTCGTATGCCGGCAATTCACTATTGATAATATCCGCTTTATAGCCGTATTTTTTCAATTTCTGATATTCTTCGATTGCGTTATTGATCAGTGGACAGATTAAGATTGCTTGCCCGCCGTTACCGTATTTTTCATACGTTGTCAGCACGGTTTCGCCAAGCCGTAAAGTGCGGTCTTTTTTTTCATCATCTGTATAGCCGTTTGTCGCTAATTCGATTTCTTTTCTTACTTGCTCGTCATATTCAGCAAGTGGGACACCGTCTATCGCAGATATAAAAGCTCTGTATTGCGCTAAATATCCCTCAGCAATCAGTTTTTCGGTTCCGCAATTTTGATATCCTTCGGCTTGGATAATGCGATCGAAAAAACCGTAAAACTTTTTAATAAGTGGCTTTCCATCTGCTCGGATCGGTGTCGCGGTAAATCCGATACAACGACCGCCGATTGTGTTATTCAGCAATTCCCATTTGTTTTCTGCTGCAAAATGATGCGCTTCGTCGATTAGCACAACGTATTTTTTACTAAAATCAAAGTGCAACGATTCACGCTTAAACTGCGAATTCCAAGTATCTATTGAGACTAAAACAATATGTTCTCGCGGGTTGATGTAGTGATTCCCGTATTTTTCGATGTTGTTTTGTGCGCATAGTTTCTTTTGCGCCTTTGCTGCCAAAATGCGGTGAGTAACTCCGCAGGCGGCAAGTTTATCGCTCGCTTGTTGGATTAAGATATTGCGATGGCAGACAATTACAACTTGCTTATAGTGTTCTGCCAGCTTAGCGATAATCGGCGTCTTTCCGGCGCCGGTATCAAGTTGGACAAGATCATTCGTTTCTGAGTTAATAAGTTGTTCAAAAATGTTTTGCTGGTAGTCTCGTAATTTCATATTAGTTCAATACATTTTTGTAGTTATCAATCCAATATTTCGCGGTTGTTGCGGTTTTCGCCGCTTTTCCGATTTTTTCTTCCGGATAGATTGCTAAACATTTTTCACGTATTTTTTCAGCCCACGCAATTTGTTTTACGCTTCCGGTTAATGTAGGTAAGCCTAAAACTTTTGCGGTTACACTGTGTTTTTCGATGTCTTTTTCAGCTTTAGCAATCGCTTTTTTTTCTTTTCTTGCTTTGATAGCGGCTTCCATTGCTTCTTGAGCATCGAAAAATGCTTTAATTGCTTTAAGCACATCAGCGTTTAAGTTTGTTTCAATGTCGGCAACCATGTTTTCGACTGTGCCGAAAACAAATTCGCTTTCATCTTTTGCCGCTTCGCGATCTTCGATATAAAACAACACGGCGTCGTAAATTCTTGGAGATAAGTTTTCTTCTTTAACCCAGAAATTGCGTTTTCCTTCGAATTTGTCAGCGCTTGAATAAAACGCTTCTGATAATAAAGAGATATTGTGTAAGTCTGCGTAATCTTTTGCGGTTAAGTCGTGGTTGTATGTTAAAGCAATTTGAGCTAAAACCGCTAACAAGTGATCTTGAGTTTTTAACTCACCTTTCACTAATAAGATATTGCTTAATACTTGTTTTGTTTCTTTAGTTAAAGTTTTCATTTTGTGATCCTTATTGCATTTGATGCAAGTATATTAGCTAATATACATTATAAATGCAAGCATTTTTATAAAAAATCTTTAAAAAAATATAAAAAACCCTAGGCATTGCCTAGGGTCTCTCTTGTTGTGAAATCTTTTCGAGGATTGAATTTATTGTCATGTGTTTTTGTCTTAGCAGTGCCGCAATATCAACCCAAACACCAATCGGAATTTTTCTTCCTGTTAGCCAATATCTAATCCGTCTGGCGTCTGATAACTCAAGATCTTTTGCAAGGTTTGTTTGCCATTGCTCGCCATATAATGCCTTGCCAATTTCTGTTAGTTCATCTGCGCCGAATGTTTTTACATCATCAGCTAATTTTGCATAATGATAATATCCCAACCAAAACGCGCCTTGTGCCTCAAAGGTCATTACATCAGGATCTTTTAAGTCACCCGGTATTTTATCAATGAGTAACATTATTTCGTCTTGATTTTTTGATTTTATTAAATCTCCCCGCTGATTTATTAAACCGATGCCCTTTGTGGGGAATCGGATAATCATATTTTGAACATTTGTCGGAACGTCTTCGCCGTAAACTGATCGGACTAATTGTCCGACCGTGTACATAATCTTTTTATAATCCATTCTGTTTTCCTCTTATTTTTTATTGCGATATACCATTTTTCCATCTTCGAAATCGTACCAACCAACCATAACCGCCGCCCAAACTGTTTTCTTTGGTGTTTCGGCTGTGAAATTTTTATAGTGTTCGATCCATGCCGCCGCTTTGGTTTCGCCGAAGAATATATCTATAATTTTTCTTACTTGCGCGATTTGTTCTTCTGTTGCGCCTGTTGGAATACTGATTTCACCAAGGATTGAGATGATATTTTCAATAATATCATTTGCCCATTTGATTTGTTTTTCTGAACCGCTTAATTGTGGTTTTGTGATTTGGATAGTTTGAGTTGTCATAATCGCCTCCTTTAGGCTTATTTTAGGCGCCCCCTATGGGCTTCCTCTTTATGTTCCTAATTATAGGAACAATAATTAATCTATGCAAGCATTATTTTCAATTTTTTTTTAATTTATTTCAAATTCCGTGATCTCCATCACAAAAAAGACCGCACTTTTGCGGTCTTCTGTTTATTCAATGATCGGCGTTAATCGCCCTTTAATATTCATCGCCTTGTTGCCTTGTCCGGAAAAAATCGCCGATTGATCCGGTGCTGGGCCTTTGTGTGTATGTGTCGCCACGGAATTAGCTACGTCGCCCAAAAGCTGTATTGTCTCCTCAAGCAATCTAAAAATATTCTGCCCTTCAGATCCCATGTAACTTAGCGGCGCGACAAATTTATTCTTTTCTTCTGATACCCTTTGCGCTAATCCATTGACTTTTTCAACTAACGAACCCGCCACGCCCATGCTTTTATTGCTTGCCGTGACCTCCTCAATATTGCCCAACACATGAACCGACTTATTCCCGCCCACTGTTTCCACGCTGTCGGAATCAACGGTTTTTTGTGACGTGCCGATCTGTTTGGTTTCGCTGTCGGTTTCGATCACGCGCTCAAACGATTTATCGGTAATGCGTTGATCCGTCTCGCGGGTTTTGTTGCCTGCGGCATCGGTGCGCTCGTAAACTTCGGGGCGTTGTTGTTTTAACTGTTCGCCCACGCCCACGGCGGGAACCGTCTTGCCCTGCGCTAACATAGTGCGGACGAACGGTTTATCTGATCGCCCGTAAGCAAAGCCGACTTCGACCATCGTGCCGACTTCTGGAAATGCAAAATCGCCACCCTGCGATCCTGTGCTTGTTACCGGCAACGGCACGGCGGGATAAACCGGCACCGTTTTATCTTCGTTGCCGTTTTCGTCCAGTAATTGCAATTCAACGGCGTATTTCGGGCGGAACGGGTCGGAAATATCGCCGCCGCCCGACGGGTCAGCCACGCCAACCACTTTCGCGTATTTAGGCAAGTGATAACCGCCCGCCAATTCGGGGAACGTCTTTTCTATTTGGCGGCGTTCCGGGCTTTTTTGCACCGGTTGTCCGTTTTTGTCTAAGTCGTCCCACTCAAGCGTGTAATCATCACCTGCCAATGTCACGCTTTTTATTTTTTTGCCGTTAATCAGTGCACCGGGGCGAATCGCCGCCATGATCGGCAACGTCATATCATTGGATCCACTGCGCAACGCCAACCCGCTATCCAACTCAATATTTTTGCCGAACCAACGGGAATCATCGTGCGAACCAACAAATAAAGACCCGTCCGCCGATTGTTGCCACATATAGTTTTTGATTTGATATTGCCGCCCGATGTTGGCCAACAACTGATAGCCCGACCCGTTATGTGTAAAAAGCGGAATCGGCTTATCCGCATAATCCGCTTGCGGCACTTTAACCGGCACGCCCGTTTGTTGCGTAATCCATGCTGCGAGATCGCGTAACGTAATATGACGATGTGAACAACTTAACGGACGCTCAAAAATCGCCGCTTTTTCGCGAATGAATAACTTTTTATAGCCCTCGGTGGCGTCCTGCTCACGCTCCACAAAACCGTCGAACCATTTATAATAATGGTCATATTCGCCCATTAAAAAGACCGCACTTTTGCCCGCGCACTTTTCCTCGGTACGCACAGTGACAAATCCGCGACCGGTGTTATTGAGTTCTAAAATAATATTTTCGGCGGCCAACTCTAATTCTTTGTCGCCAATGATGCACGTTTTTATAATTTTCATTATGGGCCCAACCAATCATTTATTTTTTTTGAAATTGAATTATCTTCTTTCTGCGCTTTGTCCGCCCCGCCTGTTTGTTCGGTCTGTGGTTGCGAAGACTGCGCGACCGGTGCTTTTTCGCCCTGTGTTTTAACTTGCGGTTTCGCTTTGCGGGCTTCTTTTTTCTCTGCGACGGAATTCACCTCGCGCAATGTAAAAGACACCTGCCAAGCTAAACGATTTTCCATTTCTTGCGCGCTTACCGAATCGGCAAACTGTACTTCTCGCATATTCACCGCCTCGGCGGTGACGGAAGAAACCCGATATTTTTCTTGCTCGCCCTTGCCGGTTTCCGCTTCTGCAAGATTAAAAAGCGTGGTTAGCCATTCCTTTTTATCGTACGGAATGATCCCCGTTACTTGCAATTCCTTTGCTTTTACGCCTTTTTCGCTTTTTTTCGTGCTTGATTTACTGCCGCTCATATCTTTTTGTTCGCGTTTTACGCTGACCGACGTCATCAATCCATACATATAAATAGCCTGCCCGTTTAAAGCCAGTTGTACACTTGGATTTTTGCGATTGTTTTGCGGTGTTTTTTGTGGCTGTGGGGTATTTGGATTAATCATTTAACATCCCTCTAATCGCAGATAAATCATTGCCGATATACATCACGCAAGCCGTAAACACATTTTGCGCGCTTGGCACATTGATTTTTATTTTTGCCTCGGCAATTTCCAATAAATCTTCTGCAGTAAATGCGTACACTTGCACTGTTGTTTTCAGCAAGTCATCAACCTGTTTTTTGTTTTCCTTTTCTCGTTCCGCTTTCATCTTTAGCAATTTTTCAATGGCGGCGGTTGGGTCTCCTGTTCGGGCGGCATTTGCCCCCGCGATGGCATTGCGAAGCACTGACTGCATCACGCGCCCTGAACCCGGTGTAATATCTGCCACATTGCCGAAAGCGGGGCTTGCAATAGTCGGCGTTTTAGTCATCTTGGTTTGTTGCAAATCTTTACTTGATTTTGCGTAGTCATACGCTTGTTTAAAACAAGGTTCGGGCAAAAGCACCCGCACTTTGTCTAAATCCGCAATAAACTGCTCAATGTTTCCGCTTGTCACCATGATCGCAATGACATCCTGCCGTCCCTTCGGGCGATTCGGATCCCCGTAATCCACTAATTTTGCCGCTAACGCTTTCACTGCATTTTCCGGCGACAAATAACGGTTTGATTTTTCTTCGATTCCGTGCGTCCAATTGTGCACCCCGATTTTCGTGCCGGAAACCGATAACGAAAAAGGGGAGATTATCCCCTTTTGTGCGTCATCAAGTGTTTTTTTGGCTTGCGGGGAGAGTTTTAATTGTTGTTTTTGCCACATGCCTAAATCCTCATTATTTAATTGCGTGGAATTCTGCGGGATATTGCCGCCGCTTAACCTCGCTTTCGTATGCTGTCTTACAGTGATTAGCGTCAAAAAAGAGGGCGTTAATCACACGATACCAGATGCGCCAACGCTTGCGCGGTTGTTTTGCTAACATTGCGCCGCGATACGTGCGGCTTGACAATGTTTCATCTGCCGCGCCGCCGGTCAACGCGTTAAAAAGTTGGTCGATGGCGACTAAAACATGATATCCCCATGATTTTAGAGTTTTTGCCATTTGTTGATCTCCTGCTCAATTTTGTCTAACTGTTCGATTGTTTCTGCTTTTTCAATATGCTTTTCAAAAACTTGTTTGATCGCGAATAACTTACCCATAATAATTGCGTATAAGTCTGCTTTTTCGATAACTTTTTTCTTCAAGTCTTCGATTGAGCTTAAATCATCGCGCCCTTCAAAAATTTCCGTTAAAAGCATTGTCGGTATTTCATTTCGTGCTTCGCGCTCTTGTCGGTAAAAGCTGTCAATTTCCGCTTGTGAATAGCCGATAAGATACTTCGCCTTGAAATTATCGGTTTTGTTTGCGATAACATTGAGTAAATGTGTTTTGCGTTCAGCAAAAAGTGCTGTCATTTTTGCCGGCGAAATCACCCATGCTTTACCGTCCCACTCGTGGGCATCGGACGGCCGCAATGGACGAGCGTAAAACGACCCGTCTTTAAATGTAATATCATCACCGCTTATTGCTAAATATTGCTGATATTGTGCGTCTGTCAGCTCAATGAGCGTTGATTTGTCAATGTTGTAAAGTGCAATAAAATCACTATCAATCAACTCAAAATGCTGGTCTTTATCAATGATGTTTAACAAATACATATTAATAGCCCTCTACTTTAATCATCATATCCAGCGCTTCGTCAAGTTCGCCTTTCCATCGTTTGACATAAAAACTCAGTCTATTTTTGGTACCCTCTTGTTTCTCAAATGCCCACATTGGTCTGATCCATTCTGCTGCTTCGGCATCTGTTGTTACTTGTGATGTGACGCCGGTACCTTCTGTTCTCGATAACGTTGCCTCAGCCCAAGTTATTTTTTGCGGCATTGCCGTCCATAATTCGACTGGGATTTCCGGGCATCTATTTGATCCGCCGATTGCTTTTTCCCATTCGAACCAGTAAAGGCGGAAGTTTTGAAAATGGAAAAACTGAACAATTCTTCCGTCCGGGTACACCTCTGTATAACCCGTCACATTAATATTTTTGTTAGTTGCGTTATCCCAGTTGGTGCGCGTCCCTTTGATTGTGCGTGAGTAGTTTTTGCGGATAATATTTTTGATTAATTTTGTTACGCCGACATTAAAATCAATAATATCTGATGTTGTGTGCTTATGATTGAGGTCAGCTTTATCTTGTAATCCTTGCGCTAGACGTCCTGCATCTAACGCGCCAATATTGACGACTTCGCCGTGCGATTTAATCCAAAATCGCACATCATCAAAGCTGTTTAGTGCTTTGATGCAAAGTTTTAATACAAGGGATTTTGGACGATTCTCGTTTGCCGTTGGGACAACTCTTGATGCATCAAATTCAATGTATCCTTTTGCACCTGTCCCGCCGTCATGATAAACACCTGTTCGCGTCCCGCGATAAACCGCACCTTCAATGTCGCCCGCATGCATTCCGAGGTGTTTGCTAGTAATATTTCGGATAGCATCATCTTGCGTTTGCCCCACAGATAGCCCATTGCCGGCATTACGCAAAAATCTATCCGCGGCTTTTGGCACTGCAGAAATTGAGCCGTATTTATCAACTAAATGGCGGTATAGTTCGGGGTAAGTCTGTGCGCTTACTTTTGTTGCAATGTCATCAAACGCAATCCAACCGCTTGGGATTGCATCTGTTGTGAAATATGCTGTCATGCCGACGTCACTGCGCGTTAAATCCGGCAACGTGTTTGAGTTTCCGAGCACTTTGTACAAATCCGGAAACGCGGATGCGTTAAACGTTGACCCGTTGGCGCGTAAAAATCCGTTGGGATTTGTTACTGCAGTCGGAAATGCAACGATGGCGCCCACCGGCAAGCCTTTTTTAGCCGCTTCGCCCACAGCAAATTCGGAAGCGAATTTGTCTTTAGCCGTACCGTCGCTTTTGTGTGAAATCGGCAAAATTCCTGCAGTAGTTTCTGTCGCGGGTTGGGCGGTCCATTTTGATTCTGCTTTGTCGTATGCCTTTTTAACCGCCGCACTGGTCGCCACGTCGTCCGCGCTGTTGCTGTCAACTCGTGAGGATTTTTTGCTATTTGGGATGTAGTTGCCTAAATTGCGGGTGATCGCGTCGATAAACGCTTTCAGCGTTTTAATGGCTTTCGGCGTGGCGGCTAAATCCTCGGCGTCGGAATCGTAGCCGGAATATAACTTAACGATCCCGCGTTTAATCAGGCTCGCCAACGGCAAGCGGTGCGTATGCCCGTGCTTGTCGGCTTTGTTCTCTGTGGTGTCGTCCAAGTCTAGCGGGTTGATGCCTAAAAATGGCGACAATAAGCGGCGGTCTGTTACGACGCCGTTTTTGTCAATATCTGCCAAAATTTGCACATAGTGCGGGCGGTTTGTGGTGTCGGTGTAATCTGCTTTATTAGCTTTTAAAAACTTGATTTCGGTTTCATAGGCCCCCGTGACAGTGCAATGATGCACCACGTCCAAATAAATGGAGCATGGCAAATTTGCGGCGTTAATGTTTTCAAGTGCGGTCATATTAGCGCGCACCCCCTCAACATAAGCCACACCCGGCTCGATGGTGTAATCATTGCCGCTTTTGCGTTTAACCAAAAAACTGTCATCAAAAAACACCGCGCGACCGTATAAATCGCGGTTTGTTAATCGGATCTTTTCATCGATGCCGTGTAGTCGCACGGTAAAATCAATCTGCCACGTTTGTGCGGCAACATTAATATTTGTTAAGGCTTTTGCGCCGCTAAACTCTAGCAAGACGTTGCGCGTAATGCTGTTTCCCTGCACATTGTTTTTATTGCGGGTTTTCTTAACGGGGTTTGTTTGCACGGCAACGGCAAGCATATTTTTCGACTTGTTCACTAAACCGATAAAGTTAAAGTCAAAATCGCCGACTTCCGTTCCGATGGTTACCGAATACACCACGGCATTTTCATTGATGACGCCACTTTGTGATACTGCTTGACGGTGCACAATGTGCGCCGCTTGCGGCATCGTTAAATGATTTTTCAAATTTTCAGCGGTTAAGTCGGGGATATTTGCAAAAATAAATTCGTCAAAAACAACTGTGCCTTTGTTGATTGTTTGCTGTGCAATATATTGTTCAAATTGCGGAGTGATTAAACTTGCCATAAAACACCTTTTTTATTGTTGTTATGTGTTCATTTTGATGTAAAAACTTTGATAATCGTGCTCAAATTCGCCGTGATGTATCGTCACTGTTTCGGCGGTGATCACTTCGAATGTATAGCGGCGACAAGTGCGGCCATATTTACGGATGATTAAATTCAGTAAGTCGATATTTTTTGCCAATTGCGAATCGCTTAATCTGATTTTGATCACATCCCAATTTTCGAGATCAAACCGTTCTTCGATTTCGACGTAACCGATCCCCAGTCTTTCAAAAATTCGAATAAAGCCCACTTTGCTTCCTGCGTCTTTGGCATTAATAAAGGCATATTTGACGCGCTTGCGGAAAAGTTCTATTGGCTCATTTTCGAACCGCTCAACGTCACGCTGATACGCAATCAAATTTAAAATGCGTTCACTACATTTTTCTTCGTCTAAAATTGCAAACGGAAATTTGACCGCACTTTGTACGTAGTCCCACCATTTGCCGAACAATACGGCGATTTTGTTTAACTCGCCCTTATCCATCCAAAACGGTAATTTAATCATCATCGTTGCACGCTCACGGTTAAGCGCGAAACACGCGGAATGGATAGATCGCTTTGAATGTCCGTCTGCCCCCAAATAATGGAATCGATCTCGTTGAATCTATCGTGGATTTCTTCGCCCAATTTTGACCAACTAAAACGGCTGAATGGGTAAGTTTTCGTCACGGTGTAATTGTTGTTTTCGCGGAATGCACAACGAATCATATTTTCCACTTCGGCGACGATTTCGGCTTTACGAATCTCGCCGATAGCTTGCGACGGTCGAAAATACACGCCGCACGTGATCACGTGTTGCGTTTCCGGCATGGCAAAACAAATCAAATCATCCCCGTGTCCGTGGTTGCCCTCGGTTTGCACATAATGATTCACTTTGTCAATAAACGGTTGACTTGTTACGCCAGTGTCAAGCAATAAATACGCGTTAGCCGTGCCCGCCCCACGCGGCGCGTCATGTTTAAAATAAATGCGGTCAACGGATAAGCCCGCCACTTTAGAGATCATTCCGCGATAAACACTGTCGATATGGTGTTGTCCAACACTTGAAAATTGAGTGCGATAACGTTCGCGTAATTCTTCATTTGTTTCGCGGTCCGAACCCGGTGTAGTCAACCAATCGTCTTTGTTTTCGACGTTCTTAATGCCCGCAATCGATTCGGGCAAAATGCGGTAATAGCCCGACGCCAAGTTGTAATCCGCCCCCGCGTTTTCGGCAATAACCGGCACGGGCGCGGAAAGCATCCCTTTTGGAATTGTGGTGTCTTGCGTCACAATTAGGCGGAAAATTACGTCATTAATGCGTTCTGTTTGGACTACCGTGCCCGCTTTAATCGTTAATTCGGTAATGTCGCTTTCTTTTGTGAAGTGGATCACGCCTTCTGCTTTCGTTGCTTGTTTAAAATCAAGCCCAATCGCCCACGCGTGGATCTGTAACCATTTTTCTTTTGCGGTTTTAACAAATAGATTTGGTAAGATTTCGGCGATTAAATGATCGGTAAGCCATTTCACGGGTTTAACCGCAATCGCGGTAATCAGCCGCCAAAAGGGCGACATTTTCGACGTGTTCGTGATTAAGTTTTCCTGCGCGGTCAATTCTTCGAATTTTTGCCGAATTTGCGTTTCTTCAACCGGCAAACCCGATTCCGCTAACATCTGTTTAAAATCTTCACTCATTTAAATTAATCCCCACGTTGTCGATTTTGCCGAAATCGTAAGTGTCGGCGGTTAAGCGCAAGCGGCCTAGTGTTTCTTCTTCAATGAAAATCGTGCCGGGAATTAGCCGTTCATCTTCTTCAACTAACAGCACGATTTGTAAAATAATATCGCGGCGCAAAATGCGGCTCCGTTCGGCGATTAATAACGTCGCTAAGCCGCTTTCTAAAATCGCGTGTTTGACGTCTTGCGCAATCGACACGCGGTTATCGCAAATCATCGGTTGATTGCCGCTGTCTAGCGTTAAATCCTCACCGTTAATCCACAAATCCAAATACCGTTTTTCTGTCATTTATCACCCCGCCGCTAATTGTTGTTTGTCCCGCAAATATTGTTCAAATTGTTGCGGGTCGTTTGCGTTGATTGTGATGCCACCGTAAATTTTTAATGATTTGTCGGTGGTTTGGTTTTGGGCGACGGTTTTGCTGATGGTGCCCGGTTGCATTTGCGCAAGTTGAGGTTTAGCGGCTTGCGGCAACTGCAAGATCTGCCCGCTTTGCGGTTGAGCGGTTGCACCGGTTGCTAAATTTGGCAATGCCTGCGGCGTTTGCATGGTCGGAATAAGCGGAATCTCAATGCCGATTAAGCCGCTTACTTTGTTTGCTTGCGTGATCAGCCAGTTAAGCGTATCAATAAACATTTTTTTGATGCCGCCCGTGACTGTGTCAAAAATGCTTAATAAGCCATTAAATAACGAGCCGAAAATCTGCACCGGATCGCCGTTTTGCCAACCTGCAACCACGTTTTGCCACGTACTGATCAGAATATCCCCGACGCTAACGAAAATATCCGCCACGTTGGCGATCTGGGTGGCGATTAGATCAATTACGCTAATAATTAAATTGAGCGCACTCGCAACTGCCTCACCCACGTCAATGCCAAATTGCTGAAAACTGTAAGCCGAACTTGATGCGCCGCTAAATAACGCGATAATTCGCCCGATTGCCGCACCCACTTTTTTAATCGCCCCCCAAACAAGGTTAAAAGCGTTAAATAGCGGATCAAACGACACGCCCACGGCTTTAAAGCCTGCAATAAAGCCGCCGATGAATGCGGCGAATTGCGCACGGAATTTATAAATCAACACGCCAAGCCCAACAATCAACGCAATCACTGCCCCAATCGGCCCTAAGATTGCACTAAACGCCACGCCGATCGCGGCGACAACGCCCGAAATCAACGTGAGGGCGGCGGTTAAGCCGGTAAAGCCAAGCAACGCGCCAACTACATAGCCGATCCAACGGGCGATGTTTTTATAAGTCCGAAGCCAATTAGTAAATTCTTGTCCCATATCGGCAATGCGGTTCATGATCGGTTCAAGTTTTTTCAAAATCTGCGTGCCGATGGCGATTTGGATATTTTTAAAAATGGCTTGAAAACGCATCCAAGAATCCGTCACGGTTTTACTGATTGCCATGGCGTCATCAAGGCTTTTCATATTGTCGATTTCGGCAATATCGGCTTTCAAAGAATCAATTTTTGGTAATAAATTATTGATAACTTGAGCGGCTTCTTTTGTCCCGAAGGCTTTTTGCAATTCGTAAAGATTTTCAGAATTTAACTCGCCATATTTGCCCTTGATTTTTTCAAGAATGTCTATAATTGGTAGCATTTTTCCTTGGGAATCTAAGAAAGAAAGTCCAAGTTTTGATTGTGCTTTGACTGCGCCGCTTAAAAATGCGGCGTATTTTGTCCCGGCAAGACCGCCTTCAAAAACGTTTTGCAAGTTACCAATCACCGCAAACTGCTCGGCACTTTTTATACCGTGATCTTTACCGGACGAACCCAAATTGGTGTAAGCCTGCATTAGGGATTCGCCTGATGACTTAAATTTATTCGCGGTAACGGTGGCTTGTGCCGAAATTTGTTCTACCCACTTTTCTTTCCCCATTTTTGCGGCTTCGTCTCCAAAAATGCCGTACAACTGGGAAATATAAGACCCCATGGCTTTGACGTCGGAACCGGTGGCTTTGGCTAAAATGTTTGAACTTCGGGAAAAAGCAATTAATTCATTGTCGGTTAGCCCGTCGATGGCGCGGGCGATTTCGTTTGTTGAATTGACGACTTCCGTCGCCGCCCCGCCGTAAGTGGCGGAGAAATCCAACGCAAAGTCGGTAATTTTGTTAAGTCCTGCCTCACTTCTTCCTGTTGCCTTGATTTCGTTTAAGGCGCGGTTAAAGTCAATGGCGGGATCTAATGCGGCTTTGAGTGATGCGCCTGCGGCAACAACACCCGCAACACCATACGCGATTTTACGCATGGCTTTTTCGCCACGGGCGCCCACGTCATCAAGGGATTTCATTACGCCTTTTAGGGGGGCGGAAATCTGATCCGTTAAGCTGATGATGTATTCAAGCCCTTGTACTGCCATGCGTAAAACTCAAAAGAAAGGTTAAAAACATTTTGCGATCCCACTTGCCACGGCGTTAGCTAAATTTTCGAAATGTTGTTTGTTTAGCCAAATTGCACGGGCAAGATTGATCTCGCTGTTGTCATCGTGCGGCAAGTAGTGCATACGGAGCGCAATCGCTTGTGATAAGCCGTTGCGCTCGATAGCTTCTACCCGCGCCGTTAGTTTTTTACGGTAACTTCAATTTCCGGCACTAACACTTTATTGACGGTACCGGCGATTTTTAACGCCAAGCCCGGCACGTTGATAATGCTCAATAATTCGTCGCGTTGTGTCCGCTCAACGATTGCCAATAAGTAATCTTTAATAGGCGTGATTTTGTTGCCAGATTCGATTTCATTAATCATTGAATCGTACGCGGCGGCGTCTTTGTTAAACGTAAATTCCACACCTTGAATATCGATAGTGACGGTGTTTTTCGCGCCTTCGGTCAATTTCTCAAGTAATGATTGAGCGGTGTTTTTTTCGGTCATTTTGTGTTTTCCTTGTTGTTTCTACTGGTTGTTAAAATCGTTAATACATTTTTGTGTTGCTTGTTGTGCGACAAGACAAACGTCGATCATATCTAACGCGCTATTTAAACTTTGCACTAATTGCCCGTTAGTGCGCGTCTTTGTTGTGATCGCGCGGCATTCGGTGGTTTGCGGGCAAATCAACCGCACTTTGGGCGGCGTGGTTGCGGCTTTCGAACAAGCGATTAATATCATCAGGCACGCGCTGACTAGCCCAAGTTTGATTATTTTCATGCGTTAAAACCTCGTCTAATTGTGCTTGACGACTTTGCGCCAATTCGTTTAATTCGTTCAGTTGCGCCGACAATGCGGCGGCTTGTAGCTTGTACGAATCCAACATTGCCATGTTTTGCGCGTGTGCGGTGCGGACTTCGGCCAATTCTGCGCCGTTGCGCTCGGCCGCGCTTTTGTAATGTTGCATAAAGCCCGCCGCCACGGCTAAGCAAAACACTAATACGCTGATCACGTAATGCATTATTTTTTCTCCAAGCCAAGGCACAAACGGCGCTCTTTGTCGCGGCGAATTTGTAACCCTTTTAACACTTTGCCGCCCGCGCGGTTAAAGTCGGTAATGCGCAAACACATCAAACTAAATTGCTCCGCTTGCGCCAACTTATAAAGCGTAGTCGGCACGCGCTTGCCGGCGGCTTTGCTGTAATATGTGCGGGCGTTTTCGCACCCGATATTGAAAACAAGCGACGTCATCGCGTCGAACTGATTTTGATTCATTTTTTCGCCGTTAAAGTGCTTATTTACGCACCCTTCGGCGGTTTTTAAATTTCGGCGCAAATCAAGCACGACTTGATCCATTGTGATTGGTTTTAACGGATTCACGCCGTGCGTGTTGCCGACGCCGTTCGTCCATTTGTCCGCCGCGCATTTGTACGGGGTTAATGTGCAATTTTCGGCATTTGTTACCAACGCCGCGCCGTTTTCGCTTGTTCGTGTTTCCAATCCTTCCGGGGGTTTTTGTGTCGCATACAACGCAAGCACTGCGCCCACGGCACAATAAATCATTTTTTTACGTAAGCTCATTCACCGGCACCCCATGTTTTACGGCATCAATTTTCGCCATAATCATTTTGTAAGCGGCTTCGCGTTCGCGCACGGCAAGTGCGCGTTCCCTTAATGCCATTTCTTTTTTGTATTTTTTATAAGTAATAACAACGGTAACTGCACCAAACAAAATACCGGCTAAACTGCCCCAATCGCTTAACTGCAACCCCGAAAAAAAAGCAATAATCGATCCGATAAATGGCACGGATTCTTGCAATCGCTGAAGCATAATGATTCCTCAAAAATTTAGAAAAACGACCGCACTTTATTATTGTTGTTATTGGCGGTCGCTCCTCTAAAACTACTAACCGATCAGATCTCGGGTGTCGCTTGCGGACAAGTACGGCACGCCGTTGATCTTCACAAAGTCGGGGCTTGTCACGAAATATTTAATTTTTTTCGTAGCTTTTGCACCGCCTTTTGGATCGATGTTAATAATGTCGGTTAAGATCAATTTATTGCCAAAAGATTCCACTTTGTCGCGCACGCCACCGCGTTGGGCAAAGTAAACAAAATCCGTCGTTGGAATGTCGCGATAACTTCCCGCCGCGGCCGCCACGGCGGACAACTTGGCAAAGTTTTTGGAATCTAATTCGATTTCACCTTCTGCGGTCACATCGCCCGACACCCAACCGTCCGGAATGCCGCGTGTTTGCGCCACGCCCGAATTGTCGGTAATGCTTAAACTAACGCTCTCCGCGTGGATTGGTTCGCCCAACATAAAGAAGTCAAACGACATCCCGCTAATTCTTTCTACGCTCATTTATTGATCTCCCAAAGTTTCTAAATCTAAGAAAATGTTTACCGTGATTTCTTTCGGGCAGTCATACGGGCGGACTTTGATATAAATCGCCACTTTTGTTTTTGATTTCCACACGATTTCAATATCGCCTTCTTTCGGCGGCATACATTCACCTGGGAACGTTTTGCCCGCGATGGTTGCGGATTTGCTCATTTCGCGTAGCACTGCGGAAAAATAGGTTTTGTGATATTCGGTGCTTGCGCTTGTTGAGTTAAACGAGCGGTCGCCGATTTTCGCAATGGCTTGTAATCTGATACGGCGCGCGGCTTTATCCACAATGCGCACATACTCGATCACTTGATAATCGCCGCCCTCGGCGTCTAATGTGCGTCCGTCCGCCCAGTAATAACCGTCATAATCTGGATACCACATCGGCACGGAGTAACGCGCCATTTCTAACGCTTTTAAGTGCGCCAGTGTGATTTCTGCGCCGTCTTTGTCTTTCGGTTTTTCCGCACTGCCTAAATCTAACAATGCGCCCGTTTGCACGCGGCAAGGTGAATCGGCAATGGTCACGGCACGATTGGCTAAACGACCTGCAATCACGCCCGCTTCGTTGCCAAACAATGTTGGCACTAACATGACATGATCGGCCACGATGGTTTGTTGTAACGTGGTCAATTTGGCAACATATTGATCCCATGTTTCGCCGTCTGACTTGTCGGCATTAATCGGATCAATGGCTTGGATAAAAAAGGTTCTGCGCCCAAATTTCGCCAATAATTCGGTGTAGGTTTCTTGCAATTTATTAATTTTTTCTTTGTCAATGCCTGTCGTGTAGGTATTGACGCAATATTCAAAAGATGCTGTTGTATTTGCGGCAAGCACGGCTTTTGGAAAATCATAGTCGTCTTGACTTGCGATGTACGCATAAGCAAACCAGTTTTGACCGGCATTTAACATCGCCGCCTTAACGTGTCTTTTTAGCGGGCTGTCGGCTGTGCCTAACACTTTATCTAGATCGCTATCCGGTGTAAGTGCGGTCAGTTTTCCGACATTTTTTGTGCCGACGCCGACAAATAACGCCAAGCGTTCGATTTCTTTTGTTTCGCCGCTTAAAAGATTAAGGGCGTTAATTTGGACTGATGGAAAAGACATAAAATCCTCGTTTGTTTTTGTTGTTATTGACGGATTCCGTTTTTAAAGGCTTTTAATAATTCTTTTGTGACGATTTCCGCGTTTCGTTGCTCGTCCTCGTCCAAGAACGGGCGCGCCGCCATCTTGTACGACTTCAATCCTCGGCGCGTGTTAATGCCTTGTTTTTTCTCAAGCAAGCGGATAATCAAGCCCGCCTGCCCCTGCGACATCGTGGAACGAATGCTTTTGCTTGTGGCTCTTTTGCGCTTCAATTTGCCATTTTTACCGCGCTTTGCGGTGGCTTCTGTGTAGCCCAATTCTTTCAGCCGCTTCGCTTGTTTTGCCGTTGCCGGCTGTTTGTTTTGTTCAAGTAGCTTTTTTAATGCGGCTTGTTCTTTTGCCGTTTGCCCGGTGGCCACGGTTAAGCCTTTTTGATGCACTGCACCAATTTCACCGCCTTTTTTATCGGCGTAATGCAATCGCCCTTGATTGCCTTGATTTTCGATCTTGGAGTTCAAGTATTTCGCCCTAAACTTCAACATCTTATTTTTTCTTGCGCTTTTTTCTTGCCGTTTTCTTGGCTCCCACGCTTTCCCGTCCGGTGTTTTCTGTGCCGTAACGTTCTTTTTTGCGTCGTCTTTCAGTCGCCACAACACGGTTTGCATGACTTTTTGACGTTGTTGCGGACTTAACCGCAAATACATCAATGTGCGCTTAACACGCGCCACGCTGTCAGATTTCGGCCGAAATGCTATTTGGGTCATGGATTACATCCGTTTCGATGTAGATTTCTTGCGCCGTTAAAATTTCGATCTCGTCCAAGCGGTATCTTTCGCCTTCAATTTCCAACTGTCCCGCCGAATCTTTGACGGCGGTGAGCGGTTCTTGAAACGCAATCGTAAACGTGAGATCCGCCAGTTCGTCGCTGACCATTTCAATGTCAAAATCCGTTTCATATTGATCTAAGTTGTCGCGCATTGGGTCGTTATCGTTGAGCCAAATTTGCACCCATGCCATTAAATAATCGGGGCGGATTTCAACAAACGGGAATTCATTAAAAAACAACACCGCGTCGTAACTGATATGCGCAATCTCTACGCCGTTTTCGGTGACTTGCTTGCCTTGATTAATCAATTTTCCGTTTTCGATCCAAGATTCAAAATTCGCTTGGTAACGTTTCGGCAGTTTGCTCAAAAGAAAATTGGTTAATTGCTGATAAAGCATTTTTCGCTTTAGATTAGCCATACCGATCCCCGTCGTTTGCCTTTTAGCGTTCGAATGGCGTGCGTTGCTTCCGCTAACAGGCTTTTTTGTTCGTCCGCGTATTCGCGGTTAGTGTGAATTTCACGGCTCGAAAGCACGTTAAATTCGGGCAATAACTCGGCTTTGGCGCGCGCAAACACAGCTTTTTTATATAGTGTTTCTGCGTAATTTTCGCCGTTGATGCGGTCTGCGCTGATACCTGCCGCTTGGTTAATGCCTTGTCCTTTGTAGTCTTGTTCGACGCTTTGCAAGTCGATATTCACGCCCTGCATTGCGGCGATTAATACCGATTTCAGCATTTCATTCGGTATCTGCAACGGAATCGCCCGTTGCTTTTGAAACTCGGCGATCTCTATTTCCGGCCAAAAGCCGCTATTTTCGATCGTCGTGTCGTCATATTCTTGCGTTCTGCCGTTAAACATTCGCGCCCCCGTTGACGTCGGAAAGAGGGTCGGCACGAAGTTTTTCAACAACTAGTGAAAAATCAATTTCCTGTGTTTCTAAGCTTAGGCCGACCTCTAGGGGGGAATCCGATCCTGCGTCCTTGCACAACTTGGCAAGGCGCATTTGACATCGCTCAATGAGCGATTTAACACCCGATTTCGGGTTAAGTTGGAATGCGCGGTTACATAACTTCACCGCCAATTCCAAGCGTTCCGGGTCGTCCATGCTCGCGGCATGGACTTTACCCTGATTGTTTCTTAACAGTAGTGCGGCGGCCATTTTTAACCATTTTGCCGTGATGGTTTCATGCAACTGCCACTGGGTCGCCACGTTTTGCAAAGTTTGCGAAAAATAGGGCTCGACCGAATAGCCCGCACTTGCTGTTTTATCTGTCCAATCATAGATTTGATTAGCGACAAAAGTCGGTAACGTAGATTTAAAACGATCCGGAAGCGATTGGTTCTGCTTGATAGCAAGATCAGCCAATCTAAGGGCGGTATCAAAATCACCGACATCAAAAGAATAAATAATGCAATAAGCCAAATAATCATTCTGATAAACGATTCCTTTTGCCAAATACTCCTCAACAAACGGCATCCATCTAGGCAAAAATACATCCCGCTTGTACTCGGCTTTTAATTCAAAACTGGGGAAAGCGCGAATTTTATTGACGTCATTAGTCAACGCAATGCAAAGCACGTCGTAATCCGTTCCGTGCTGTTGCACGGTCGCGGATTGTGCCGCCGAATCGACCGCACTTTTTTCAATTTGCTGTAATGCCCGCATTTGCGCCTGAAATTCACGCATTCCCATTTTTAATTAAGCCTCTTTATCTAACTTCACTTTGCTGTGATCGATGGCGACCATCAAGCCCAAATCCTCAACTACATAGCCCTCTTGGCGGTAGTAAGAATTCACAATGCCTTTTTTGTCTTCGTCACTGCGTAACGCGCGGCGCACGCTTTTCGCTTGTGTATATACGCTTAAATTGCTGAGCGTAGTTACTACCGCACCGCGTGCCGGGAAGTTTGGCGGGGTGATGGCGTTCATGCCGCCGAAAGAACCCATTAAGTTATGAGAACCTAGCGCCGCTTTTTCGGTTGGGGTTAGTCCGTGTTGTTTTTGAATGAGTTTGGTTTCTTTGCTCACCAAATCGGCACCCACCAAGAACACTAAATCATTGCGATCGCGGTGGCGTTGGTGTAAGCCTTGTTTCAAGTCAAAGGCTAAATCGTCTAAGTTCGCATAGTCCGCACCCTCGCCAAAAATTTTAATCTTGCCGGCGGTGGCACCTTGGGTAAGGAAGTTTTCTGATTTTTGTTCGGCTAATAGTTTTAACCAACCTTTGTTCACATCGGATAAATCGGCTTTGGTGGTGTTTTCTGCCACGCTTGCACCATGCCAACCGATTTGCAAAATATCTAATGCAATTTGGGTTTGTACAAACTCCGCGTATAACGCCTCAAGTTTTTCTTTGTGACGTGCAAAGCTGTCAAACATTGCCCACGGAATTAATACACCGGAATCGGTTTCGGCCAATTCGTATCCAAATTGATCGTGACTTAATGTCGCCAAATAACGACCGTCTTTTTTACGGCCTGTAATGCCTTTTTCGTTTGCGCCGATCAATTTTTTACCTTTAATATCTTCCACTTGGAACATATTAATTTGTTTCAAGAAATCAGAACGTTGCTGAATGTTATCGGCAAGATCAGATGCTTGCGGTGGCTCAAGACTAAAGCTCTCACCGCGCAATACGGAATCAACCGGCACTTTGTAGTAAGCGGCAACGGCGGCGGCAAATGCGTAATATTTCTGCATATCCATGGTTAAATACCTTTTGTTAGTTTGAATTCATGTTCGCCGTTTCCTGCGGGTTCACCGTTAGGCACCGGAGTAACTTCTTTATTCAGCGCGTTAAATTTCTCCGACAAGGCGTTGAATTCTTTTTGTAACTTGCTGAATTCTTCTTTAGATACGGTTTCGCCGTCTTTCGGTTGTTCCGGCTCTTGCGGTTCCGTCGGTTGCGGCTGTACGGAAAAATGGCTGTCAATTTTCGCGCCCAAACCGTTTACGGCGGCAACAATTTGATCAACTTGTTTTTGATCCATTGAGTAGTCCTCTTTGTTGTTATTGTTTTCGGGATTTGGTTTTTCTTCTGCTGTTTGTGCGGAATGTGAAAATAGCTTTCTAAAAGCATTCGCAAGGGTGCGTAATGCTTTATCTTCTTCGATGTCTTCTTTGATAGAAAAATCCACTTTAATAAAGTCACTGAAAACACTGTCTTTTTGTTCAGTATTGAAGAAGTTTAATTTTGTGGTGCCTACTGATGCCGGGGAATCTGTCACGCCTAAACCTGACAAATAGGCTTTTCCGCTGTTGCGGAAATTTGGCGCAATTTCAATGCTTGTGAATAAGTATTGTCCTTCACGGTTTTGTTCAATTAGTTCTTGGTTTGGCGCAATAACGGCAAAAAGTTCTGTTTCGCCTTTTTCGTTTTCCTCGGCTTTCACCTCAACAACTTGCCCCATATTGAACCAGCGGCGATGCTCTGGCCAAAGATTAGCCGTGTAATATTCGGGATCATAACTATCCGCCATTTCGTGCAATTCTTGTGCGGTGATTTGGCGGCCATCTACTGTATAACCTGATGTAGCAATGCAAATAAAATCGGTTTTGAGTTTACTTTTGTTCATTCTTCAAAATGCCCGTGATTAATTAATTGCGGCTAGTCTTATGCAAAAAATCAGGAAAATCACGCGCCGGAAATTGGATATGTTCGGATATAAAACGGAAAGACTGTATATCCGAACATATCCGAAAATGACCGTTAAAAAATCGCTTTTTTTGTTGCCACAATACGCCCGACATAACAAAAACAAAGGCAATCATGACGGAACCAAAACTAAGAAAAAGAAAGACGCAACGCTATGACGATGAAGTGATCTACGCGGCAAAGTTTTTGTATTTGAAAAAGTACACGCCAAAAGAGATTGCCGCGGAATTGGGATTAAATAGCACGCGGCCGATTTACTATTGGGCGGAAAAATACCAGTGGCGAAACTTGATAAGCGAAAACGGGATCGAAGAATTGATCGCGTTGCGCATTATTACGCTGACGGAACGGGAAAATAAATCGGATCAGGAAATCAAAGAACTGGAAGCCCTGATTGATAAAGACCTGCAATATAAAAAGCAACGGGCGGTGTCTGTTGCCAAGGCAAAAAGTGCGGTCGAAATGCGCGACGTTTCGGCGGGTGCTTCCGGTGGCTTTGCTGATAGCGGCGACGGGCAACCGGAACGCAAACGAAAAGGCCCGGTAAAAAATGATATTTCGCACATCACCCCCGAAATGTGCCAGCCGTTTATTGATTCGCTTTTCGGCTATCAAAAACACCTGCGCAACAACAAGCACCACGACATCCGCAATATTTTAAAATCGCGCCAAATTGGGGCGACCTATTATTTTTCGTTTGAAGCCTTAGAAGACGCAATTTTTACCGGAGATAATCAGATTTTTTTATCGGCATCCAAACGCCAAGCGGAAATTTTTAAAACGTACATCATCAAAATGGCACGGCAATATTTCGACGTTGAATTAAAAGGCAATCCGATCATTTTGAGTAACGGCGCGGAACTGCATTTTTTATCGACCAACAAAAACACCTCACAGGGTAACAGCGGCCATGTTTACGGCGACGAATATGCGTGGTTGCGTGATTTTCAGCGGTTTAATGACGTCGCTTCCGCAATGGCGACACATGCAAAATGGCGTGAAACCTATTTCACCACGCCATCATCGAAATTTCACGAATCCTATGCGTTTTGGTCGGGCGAATCGTGGAAAGAGGGTGATCCGAAACGTAAAAACGTGGTTTTCCCGTCTTTTGACGAACTGCGCGACGGCGGGCGGTTATGCCCTGATGGTCAATGGCGATACGTCGTCACCATTGAAGACGCGCTAAAAGGCGGGGCGGACACGTTATTTAATATCGAAAAGCTGAAATTACGCTATAACAAATACGCGTTTAATCAGCTTTATATGTGTGTATGGATAGACGACGCCGATTCTATTTTTACCATCAAAGAATTGCTGAAATGTGGCGTAGATATTACAAAATGGAAAGATTTTGACCCTAAAGCCGATCGCCCGTTTGGCAATCGTGAAGTGTGGGGCGGGTATGACCCGGCACAAACCGGCGATGGCGCAAGTTTTGTGATTGTTGCCCCGCCTGCAATCGAGGGCGAACTCTATCGCGTGTTGGCGCGCTATCAGTGGCACGGCTTATCGTATCGTTATCAAGCCAATCAAATTAAGCAGTTATTCGAAAAATATAACATGACCTATATCGGCATTGACGCGACCGGCGTCGGGCTTGCGGTGTATGAAAATATCAAAGAGTTTGCACGCCGTGCGGCGGTGCCGATTGTGTATAACCCAGACAGCAAGTCAGAAATGGTGCTCAAAGTGCATGATTTGGTTGAGCATAACCTGTTGCAATGGGATCAAAATGAGCTTGATATTGTGCCTAGTTTTTTAATGATTAAACACCAATCCACAAAATCGGGCAACACCATGACATTTACGGCGGAACGCACCGTAAAAACGCAACACGCCGATGTATTTTTTGCAATTTGTAATGCGATTAATCGCAAATCTTTAACCGACAAACCACGCCGAAAAGGGCGCGGATGGAGAATAAACTAAATGAAAAAAACAAGCCAAAAACCGAAAAACCCTGATGCAAAAAGTTTTTCAATCATTCCGATTCACGACCGCACTTTTTCGATCAGTGCGGCTCCCGCGTTGGATTATTTGGGCGTCGGTTATGATACTCAATACAACTGTTATACACCGCCAATTAATCGCTATGCACTTGCTCGTTTACCGCACCAAAACGCACAACATGGCGGCATTTTACACAGTCGCGCAAATATGGTTAGTGCGGGCTATTTAGGCGGCAAGGCGTTATCCCGCATGGATATGCGCGCGCTATGCCTTAATCTGATTCAATTTGGCGACGTGGGGCTGTTAAAAATCCGCAATGGCTTTGGGCAAGTGGTGCGCTTGCACGTGCTTTCGTCCCTTTATCTGCGCCGAAAACGTGACGGCGGGTATTCGTATTTGATGAAAAAAAGCCTGTATGATTCGGCGCAAGAAATTTATGAATATGACGAAAAAGACATTATTTTTATTAAGCTCTACGACCCGATGCAACAAATTTACGGATCGCCCGACTACGTGGGCGGCATTCAATCAGCGTTACTCAATTCTGATGCAACCGTGTTTCGCCGCCGCTATTTTAGCAACGGTGCTCACATGGGCTTTATTTTGTACTCCACCGACCCCGATTTAACAGAGGAAATGGAAGACGAAATCGCAAAAAAAATCGCTGATTCAAAAGGCGTCGGCAACTTTAAATCGATGTTTGTCAACATTGCGGGCGGTCACCCGGACGGGCTGAAAGTGATCCCGATTGGCGACACCGGCACCAAAGACGAATTTGCGAACATTAAAAATATCTCGGCGCAAGACGTGCTCACCGCACACCGATTCCCGCCTGGATTAGGCGGCATTATCCCGACTAACACGGGCGGACTTGGCGACCCGCTGAAATACCGTGAAACGTATCAAAACGACGAAATCCAACCCCTGCAAGAGATTATCGCCGAAACCATCAACAATGATCATGAAATCGGTTTGGGGCTAAAAGTCAAGTTTAAAACGCCCGAAAAATAACGGTTTATTGCTTAAAAAAACGCCGAAAAGAACTGTATATATAAACATATTTTTGTTAAAATCTCTGCGCGAGATTATTTGGGGAATGTGTTAAAAATGGCAAGAACAACAGATATTTATTGCAAAGTCTGTAATAAACGAGCAGTGATTCAGCGTACTGAACGAATTCACAGTGAATTTAGTCGGCTTTATTGTGCTTGCAAAAACCCCGATTGTGGTCATAAGTTTGTAATGAACCTTGAATTTAGCCATTCCACAAAATCCAGTTTATTGACAAAAGATCAGCTTTTATCGTTGACGTTAAACCGACTTTCCGAAGACGACAAAGAGAAAATCAGACAATTATTAAATGAAGAAAAAGCCGCTTAATGCGGCTTTTTTTATGCGGTCAAAAGTGCGTTTGTGGC